CCGCTACGGCATTCTCTGTTGTCATCGCAGAACCGGAAACCGAAGAATAAAGAAAGGACGGTGGCGGTATGACGCTGATTGAAAAAGTAAAGGCAAATCTTATTCTTGAGCATACGGTGGACGATGAACTCCTGCAGATGTACATCACCGCCGCCGTATCCTATGCCGAAAGCTATCAGCACCTTCCGGAGAAATTCTACAAAGACCATCTTATGCCGCCTACCACAGAGCAGGCCGTCATTATGCTGTCGTCTCATTTTTATGAGAGCCGGGACGGCAGCACCGGCGGCTTTTTTGCCGACAACGTTCAGGCTGGACAGCAGGTATGGAATACGGTCAACCTTCTTCTTAAACTTGACCGGGATTGGAAGGTGTGAGTATGAGTTTTGGAAAAATGAAAACCTACATCGATATTATCTCAACCGAACCCACGAAGGATGCTGACGGTTTTGTCAACCACGGCGATACTGTTCTTGCGTCAGTCAGGGCATATTTTGAGCAGAAAAACTCTACGGAAAAATGGCGTAACATGGCGCAGTCAGATGAAGTGAATGCCTTGTTCCGTCTCCGTACGATTCCCGGACTTGCTCTTCACAACCGCCATGTTATCGTATGCGAGGGCAAACGCTACAACATATACTCGGTTGAAAATGTAAAGAGCCGTGGAATGTATCTTGAAGTATTGGCGGTGAGCACAGATGGCTAAGGTCGATTTCAAGATGCCGGAGGAATTCCTACTCAAAGTGTCAAGGTTGGCTGAAAAGACCGATGAGATCATACCGAAGGTTCTTGAAGCCGGTGCCGAAGTCGTATATGACAAGGTAAAAAGCAATCTTTCCTCTGTGGTCGGTAAAAACACAAAGGTTAAGAGCCGCTCCACCGGAGAACTTGAATCTGCGCTTGGTGTATCTCCGGCAAAGCAGGACAGAAACGGTAATTTCAACGTGAAAATAGGCTTTGCAGAGCCGCGTTCTGACGGCGGCAGCAATGCCAAACTTGCCAACATCCTCGAATACGGAAAGCATGGCCAGCCTCCGAAGCCTTTTCTGAAACCTGCCAAAAGCAGATCAAAAGGTGCTTGCATCGAGGCTATGACCAGCAAGCTGGAAAGTGAGATTGAGAAGCTATGAGCATATTATCTGAACTGAACAAACTGTTTGAAACCGCAAATATCCCTGTCGAAACAGGCGTCTTCAGCGGTGTGCCTCCTGATGAATACATGGTGCTGACCCCGCTTACTGACACCTTTGCCGTTTACGGAGACAATAAACCTCTTGCGGATATAAACGAAGTCAGGATCTCGCTGTTCAGTAAAAACAACTATTTACAAAGAAAGAATCAGCTTGTGAGGATGCTCCTCCAGGCTGATTTTGTTATTACCGACCGCCGGTATATCGGACACGAGGATGATACCGGCTATCACCACTACGCCATCGATGTGGCGAAAGAATACGAAACGGAGGAAATTTAACATGGCTACAATTGGGCTTGATAAACTCTACTACGCACCAATCACCGAAGCACCTACTACGGGTTACGAAACCTACGGAGCTCCGGTAATGCTGGCAAAGGCAATCTCAGCTGAACTATCAATCGAACTTGCGGAAGCGACACTTTGGGCGGACGACGGTGCCGCCGAAATTATCAAGGAATTCAAGAACGGCAAACTGACCCTTGGTGTGGACGACATTGGTAAAACCGTCGCCGCAAAACTGACGGGCGCGACCACAGATGAAAACGGTGTTCTTATCTCTGCTTCAGAGGATGGTGGCGAGCCTGTCGCTATTGGATTTCGAGCGAAAAAAGCGAATGGTAAGTATCGCTACTTCTGGCTTTACCGCGTCAAGTTCGGCATTCCGTCCACCAATCTTGCCACCAAGGGTGATAGTATCACCTTTTCAACACCAAGTATTGAAGGCACTGTTTCCCGACGCAATAAACCGGACGGTAATGGTCGTCATCCATGGAAAGCGGAAGTTAACGAAGATGATGTGGATGTACTACCGGTTGTGACCAGTGATTGGTATACGGAAGTATACGAACCTGAATTTGAAACAGATTTGGAGGTTTAATGCATGGATAACGAACGAAGCGCCGTCATCAAAATCGGCGACAAAGAATATGAGCTGATTTTGTCCACTCGCGCCACAAAGGAAATCGCCAAACGATACGGCGGCCTGGACAACTTGGGTGAGAAGTTAATGAGGTCAGAAAACTTTGAGATGGCTCTGGATGAGATTATTTGGCTGATTACGCTCCTTGCCAACCAGTCCATCCTCATCCACAACCTTCGCAACAAGGAAAAACCAAAAGATTTGCTGACCAAGGAAGAAGTGGAATTGCTCACCTCGCCGCTTGAACTGGCGGTATATAAATCGGCAATTACTGAGGCGATGTTTAAAGGAACGGCTCGTAACATCGAAAGCGAGGATAGTGAGTCAAAAAACGCCGAGGTCGGGTAAGCGACAATGAGTTGTTTACCCGACTTTTATATTACGGTACGGTTCATCTAAATCGCTCCGAAGAGGAAACGTGGCTTACCCCAATTGGACAATTGCTGGACCTATGGGAATGCCATCGCCAGTTCCTTGGAATGGTCAAGCCAAAGCGCGAACTGTTTATTGAAGATGTCATCCCTGATGGCATCTGATTTTTTACGGAGGGAGGTGTTTTAAGTGGCTGACAATTTTGGGTTAAAAATAGGCGTCGAGGGCGAAAAGGAATTTAAAAATGCATTGCGTGATATAAACCAGTCATTCAAAGTGCTAGGTAGCGAAATGAAGCTGGTAACGAGCGAATTCGACAAACAGGACAAATCCATAGCGGCTACTGCTGCCCGTAACGAAGTCCTTAATAAAGCAATCGATGCCCAGAAGGAGAAAATCTCCACCCTTGAAGCCGCTCTTCGAAATGCATCCGAAAGCTTTGGTGAAAATGATCGCCGCACTCAAAACTGGCAGATTGCCCTCAATAATGCCAACGCAGAACTTAACAACATGGAGCGTGAATTAGAAGAATCCGCGGAAGAAGCCGACGACCTTGGTGAGGAACTTGAGGACGCTGGTGACAGCGCCGAAAAGTCTGGTGGAAAGTTCGAGAAACTGGGCGGCATCCTAAAAGGCATTGGTGTGGCAATGGGCGCTGTGGCTGTGGCTGCCGGAGCCGCTGCCATTAAACTTGGCAAAGAAGTCATATCCGCCTATGCGGACTACGAACAACTGGTCGGCGGTGTTGATACACTCTTTGGTGAAGCGTCGCAGTCTGTTCAGAAGTATGCTGAAAATGCTTTCAAGACCGCCGGTATGTCCGCCAACGAATATATGGAAACTGTCACGGGCTTTTCGGCAAGTCTTATCCAGTCCCTCGGCGGTGATACTGCAAAAGCGGCGCAGGTTGCGGACATGGCGATTACTGATATGGCGGATAATGCCAATAAAATGGGGACGGATCTGTCAGCTATTCAGACGGCCTATCAGGGTTTTGCCAAGCAAAACTATACTATGCTCGACAATCTGAAGCTGGGATATGGCGGCACAAAATCTGAAATGGAGCGACTCTTGGCTGATGCCGAAAAAATATCCGGCATTAAATACGACCTCTCTTCATTTTCCGATTTGACGGAAGCGATCCATGTCATTCAGACCGAAATGGGAATCACAGGAACGACTGCTTTGGAAGCCACGGAAACAATAGCTGGCTCTATGGCGGGGATGCAATCAGCTATAGGAAACTTGATGGCAGGTTTGGGTAATGCCAATGCTGATGTCGGACTTTTGATTGGTAATGTGGTCGAAGCGTTCCAGAACGTCGTGAAAAACATTGTTCCAGTTATTGAGAATATAGTAAGGGCATTGCCGCCTGCCCTCGACGGGATACTACAGGCAATCGGTGATTTGCTTCCGACTCTGCTCTCTACGGTAGTCGATCTTTTCACACAGGTGCTGACAACGATTTTGACGCTTTTGCCCGAACTCATCCCCGCCGCCGTGGATGCCGTTATGACCATTGTGGGTGCGCTGATTGATAACCTTCCATTACTTATTGATGCAGCGGTTCAATTAGTGGCCACTCTCGTTACAGGCATCGCCGATGCACTTCCAAAGTTGATACCGGCAGCAGTGAACGCTGTGATCACAATCGTTCAAGGCTTGGTAGAAAGCCTGCCTATGATACTTGATGCCGCCCTTCAACTGATTCTCGGATTAGCACAGGGCATCCTGGATGCACTACCTCAATTGATCGCTGCTCTGCCAGCAATTATCCTCGGCATTGTAGATTTTATCATTGGGGCTATTCCGCAAATTATTGATGCTGGAATTCAACTTCTCGTGTCTTTAGTAGATGCCTTGCCTGAAATCATCACGGCAATTGTGGCGGCAATCCCACAAATCATAGAGGGATTGATTTCTGCGATCCTCGGATCTATTCCACAGCTTATTGACGCAGGGATTCAGCTGTTAGTATCGTTGGTTCAAAATCTACCGCAGATAATAACAGCTATCGTGGCGGCGATACCACAAATCATCACGTCGCTTATTACCGCAATTATCGGGAGTATTCCGCAACTTGTGGCGGCGGGCATCCAGCTTTTCGTGTCCTTGATAAAGAACCTGCCAACCATCATCGTGGAAATCGTAAAAGCTATACCCCAGATTATTACCGCCATCGTGAAAGGATTCACCGGTAACATCGGTAAAATCGTGCAAGTCGGCAGCGACCTAATCAAGGGTCTGTGGCAGGGTATTTCAAATGTCGCCGATTGGATTTGGGGTAAAATCTCCGGTTTCTTCGGAGGGATCGTCGACGGCATCAAAAACTTCTTCGGTATCCATTCTCCATCTACCTTATTTGCCGGACTTGGCGAGAACATGGGTCAAGGTATCGGTGTAGGCTTCGAACGGGCGATGGATGAAGTCGCAAAAGATATGCAGAACGCTATCCCCACCTCTTTTGATACGCCTGGCATAAATATGGGCGATGTAACAGGAAGTCATGGCGGCTTGGCGGTATCAGGTATGCCTTCGCTCATCAACATACAGCAGATGATTGTTCGCAGCGAGGATGACATCCGAAGAATATCACAGGAACTTTATAACCTGATGCAGACCGGCTCGCGGGCGCAGGGACGGTTTAGCCCGGCATAAGGAGGTGTTGGCATGGGCTTTATTTTCAACGGAATTTCATCACAAAGCATGAACGTCAAGGCTCGTCTGACCTCGTGGCAGGCTTCGCCACCCTTGCGTAATTCCTTTGTTTCCATACCCGGAAAGCCGGGTGTGGCAGACTTTGGCAGTGATAGCGCAGAGCGGGTCATAACTGTGAGCTGTAATATTGCTCCATTGCACAATCTCGCTTCTCTGGTTGGAGTGTTAGACGGCCTTGCCGAGTGGTTAGATCCCAAAAAAGGGCTGAAACAACTTGTGTTTGACGATGTCCCCGACCGCTATTTCACAGCGAGACTGCAGGATGCCGTGAACTGTGAACGGCTTATTCGCTCGGCAGGCGCATTTGACTTGAACTTCGTCTGTCCCGACCCACATGCTTACGCTTTGACAGACGAGAGTTTTACACTAACCCAAGAGGGTGCAAATACAGTCACGAGGAGTAAAGGCAATACAGACTCATTGCCTGTTTTCCTTTTGAAAGGCATCATTCAGTCAGGGGCATCAACCTATGTGTCGTTGAAAACAAATGACGAAGAACTTCGCATTGTCGGGCCTTTGGCTGCCGGAGAAACCCTCGTCATCGACAGCGGATTAGTTACTGCCAAGGTGGTAGACAGAACTGGCGAAACGCTCCGTAATGGTCTGCCTCTGCTTCAAGAGTTGAATTTTCCAATTCTCCGCAAAGGAACGAACATCATAACCATTACGGCAATCGGTGCGACATTTACAGAACTGCAAATACAGGCGAAGAGCCGTTGGAGGTGAGGACATGGCGGTAAAATCCATATTGACTTCTCAAACAGACTTTACGGGCGAGATTCCTGCAACCGTAAAAACATCAGCACTCTGGCGTTTCAACGAATCCACGCCGGATAGTAATACTCGCCTTGCAGACTCTTCCGCCAACGGACGGCATTTTACTGTCTCTGGATGGAGCGGCACAACCGCTTCTTTACCAAACGGCAGATTTGGGCGGTATTTCCGAATGAACATCAACAATCCGACCACAGAAAAAACGCACCTTGTCGCCACCAACGACGGTACGTTCTTTTCTGATCTCGGTGAGAAAATTGCCGTCGGCGGTTGGATTAACCCGACCACCTATTCTGTAGGGCAGAACTACATTCCGCTTTTCAATACAAGGCAAGGACCCGGTCAGCCTATTTTTTATATCTCCCTCTATCAAGG